ATTGTAGGTAGTAGTTCGACTGATCTGCGTATAGGTAATCCGCTTTTAGGGAATGTATTATCAGCCATTAAACGTATCCTCCGCTACTAGTCTGGTATGTTGTAACTTGTTCATTTTCAGATTGCACACTTGTGTTTGTTCTTGTACCTATTTCAGCAGCAGTGATCGCAGATACAATTTCTATATCATCAACTGTGGCTGCGCTAATTAAAATTTCATCAGGATTGCTTTGTATTTCAAAAAGACTGCCAAATGCCTGACTTGTTTGTCTTGGAATGATCACAATATTTGCTAGGTCCGGAGCTACAGTATTTAAAATATACGTAGTAAGTTCGCCCATATAGAATCTGTCTCCAAAATCCCAATTGTTGATATCAAAGAAATCGTTGATAGCTGAAATAATTCTTACCTTGAGATCGTTATCGTTGATAGACAGATTTTGATTTTTCACAATCTTGAACACGGCTTGAAACGCAGGATCAGCCTTGGCGCCAAACAGCACTTTATATTTTACAGGATGATATATTATGTCATCACTGATGCTTTTTATCGATGATAGCGCAGATCCAAATGTAGTTCTTAACGCTTCACTAGTAGGTGCTACTGGTTGGGTGGATGTACCGCCTGCAAGATATGTTCTATAACTTTCATCATAACTTCTAATTAACAGATAGATATCAATGATGTTGCTAGAGGAAGGATCTATTCTTCTATCTACACTAGCGTTGTGTATATATTGAAACTTGAGATTTCTCCTACCCAATACTGCAGAATATTCGCTGGCGATGTCCAGGGTATTAGTTGTTCGATTTACTCGTTTAATTACATTTTCACCAATATCATAAAAATAAATCAATTGTTGATCAGGATATGATACAACATCTGTAAAATCTATGTTGTCTTGTTTATCTCTAATTAATATAAGATCTGTAGAGTTATCAATTAGTGTGCTGATTCTAGTACCGTAGATATCGTTGGTAGCTTGAAAAAATAAAAAATTTAAATCTGTATCAACGCCTACTATATTTTCAAATGCTTCAGGATTATCTATAACTCCGTCATCGTCAGAGTCTCTAAAACTTAGTTTGATTTCACTGGTGCTTTTGCTGGTATTGACCCCTAGAACCTTGATTTGATCTTTTACTACTAACCCCAATTGATCATTATAACGTTTTTCATTTGAGTCAAAGTAAAATCTATTCTGATTAACACTACCAAAAATATAACCAAGCTTTCTAATTCTCACTGTGTAACTGTCAGGCTGTTTGACAAATGCCACTATCCAAGAACTATCTATATTTGTATTTGTAGTATCTCCTGCCTTGCCAAGAATAAAATCATCTACAAGATTTAAATTGTTACTGGTCACTAGTTTCCACTGCGATTCAGAAGATTCATAACGCAATCCAAAATTTTGATTTTCAAAAACTTGATTAACTATTTCTGTTTCTAATGCCGTAGGTAAGTCATTGATAAATCTTGGCAGGATTCGTGTAGCAATTGCACCTGTTGGCACTACAATATTCAACAATATAGGACCAAGACCTTTGACATAGCGGCCGTCGCCGGAAACTTTGATAATTTTTGCCCAGATATAATCTGTTTGATCTGCGTCATTGACATCAGCTGGAACAATTTTTCCTTTTTTAAATCTACTGCCTGCAGGGGCTGTAAATTTCACAGTTGCGTTAGTCAACACATATTTTAGGTTACTAGTTGAATATGCACCTACCAACAACTGTGAGTTATCTACCACATTTTTAAAATAGCCTGTGCTGGTCGCTGTGGAAATAGACTGCCATACTGTGTTGGTATCTGTGAAAAGTATTTTATCAAACTTGGTAAAATAAAAATTGTAAATTTCTGCGTCAGTAAAAACTGGTTCTATGCTGCGTCTAAGAAAGTTAATGATGTCTATTCTACTGGTAAATTTAAATGACAATACTGACTCGTCTTCTTTTTTATAAAGATATCCGTCGTCACCAAATACATTTATACTGCTGTATTTTCCTGTGGCATCAATGATGTCAAAATTTCTGCTGATGCCGCTGCTGGTTCTGTTGACTGATTTTATTTTTACAATGTTTTGCGATCCTAACAAAGGAGCAAGATTGTAATCTTCTGCAGTGATCATTCTATTCTGAGTGTAATACACTGCTGGCGCATTTGCTCGGATGGTGTCTATGTCTTCTGATGCTGCCGAGTTTGCTACAGTGCTCTGTAAAGCCAACCCTATAGTTAGTGTATGTTCAACATTATTTTTGTTTCTGTATAATACAGAAATATTAATACCTCTTAATTCGTTGGGATATATGGTATACGATAAACCATTGCTGGTTCTATAAAATACTCTAAATGCCCCTTGCGGCAGATTTCCGTAAACACCGTCCGCAAACACAAGATCAATATTGTCATTTTCTTTGGTGTTGATAGCATATATGTTGCGTATGTCTTGTGTTACGCTGTTATATGCAATATTATTGCCTACTAGCGATGACACCTTGGTCCATTCTTCCAGTTGGGCACCTTGCGAATTAAGAGAAAATAACCACACATCGTCATTGTTGATATTACCTGCGTCCACTGCAATTTTTTCGTTGGTAGTTGGTACATCTATAGAAAAATCTGCTAGTTCCAAGCTACCTTGCTTGAACTGTATAAAAAATCCTGTGTTAGCACTACCTGGTCCGGATCCATCATTTTTATATATAAATCCCAATTGGTTACCCGGAACTGGAGGCTCTTCATAGATATTTTCACTGTTCTTGAAAGATGTGCTGACTATTTCAAAATTTACACTTCTACTAGCCACAGTCTTAGTAAACGAGAACAAAGGAACATCTGTGCCCACAGTTCGGAATCTATATTGCTCAGTAGGAATACCTTGGATAATCGCGGATCCTTGGCTGCGACCAAATTCTGTGTTGTCGGCCATGGCACTGTTCAACACAGTGAGAAATTGTTCTAGCCAGTTAGTATTGGTAGGGTCGTTCCAGGTTATCAACTGTTGAGCAAGATTCTTGCCATTACTGTCGACGATAGTATCAGTGGTAGATACTGAAACAAATTTTAAAAGTCCGCTGGCGGCTGCGGTACGTTTGGCATTGTAACTGAGCATGCGAGCAATACGCAGCACACTTTCTTTGGTTTCTGCTAGCTCAATAAAGTTTTCACGGCTGGCAAGATCTATGCGGAATGCCAGACTCTGACCTAAGAACGCCACAGCATCAATCAATGCCATGTATTCTGATGATTCTATGTAGTCGTTGAAATCTTCTGGGTAGTTTTCACGTAGGTACGTGATAATAACCCTGCGCAGATTTTCAAAGTCGTAGCTGCGGAAATCCGCGTTTTTAAAGGTCTGATATATCCTGGTCCAATCTTGATTCAGTATGAGATTGTTTTGTCTGCTAGTTGTAGTCATACCAATATTTACCCTTAAAAATAAACTGCTTAGTTAATCACACTGTTGTTTTTGTCAAAGTTCAAGGTCATGCGTTCATTGATGTTAAACGGAATATACACCAAATCTGCTTGAATACGCATGCCTTGATCTGTGCTGTCTATGTTGATTTCAGTGACTGCAAATCTCGGATCATAGTTGATGATAGCTTCTACATCCTTGGCTATGATTTCTTTGACATCTGGAGTAAATGGTTCAAACAGCATGTCCCAGATCACTGTGCCGAATTCCGGATTTTCCAGTTTTTCGCCTTTGCGAATATAAAAATGATTGATCAAATCCTGTTTGACAAGATTGATATCGTATAGCTTAAAGTTCTTATTAGCTTCAGTAGAGCTGAATCCTTTATAGGTGAACTGACCTTGATTCTGCGTTACCGTAGCAGAACGCTGCGCTGCTGTTTGTTGGTTGTATAGTCTTGTGGCCATGTTTTAGGTGTCCCTGTCAGTTTTATCTGGAGTTAATAATTGCGGTGCTCTATGTTCATGCAAGGCCCAAGGCTCATGCATGGGTATGCGTTTCATGAAGCTTTTTACA